AAGGTCAGACGGTACTGCTAGGGCTGCAACGGAAACACTTCTGAAAGCAGTTTTGAAACTCTGTTTCGACAATTCGGGAGACGCACCCAATCAGATATTATGTTCAAGTGCAAATAAACAGAAACTCAGTACGTTTTCCGGTAGGGCATCAGCAACTCAGGTTGTAGCTCTTCCGTCAAAAGCGGATGAAGTTCAGGCCAATGTATCAGTCTATATTGGGGATTTTGGAACGTACGCAATTCAAGCTGATCGTTTCATCCGGGGTGATAAGGATATCCTCTTGATCAACCCAGAATATGTGAAGATTGCCCAACTCAGAGCATTTGAAACTCAGGACATTGGAAGAACAGGAGATGCCCAGGGTAAATACATAATTTGGGAAGGTGGACTTCAGGTTGATAATGAACTAGCTCATGGTCTGCTTGCAGATTGTAGCGGTGCATAATTAGCTTAATTTAACCCTTAAACTACCCCTCTTTCGGGAGGGGTAACAACCATTGATCTGGAGAGAGAATGGATAAACTTGCCAAAAACATCATCACTTATATCTAATGAATCCGGTGTCCAAACTGCTGTCCACACTGAAGACGGTGACGGTACTTTTCACGTTACAAAAAAGCAGGATGTACAAGCAACATTAGATTATACTAAATATCTCAGAGAGCAACCTATTGACAGGAAGAATGAAGTCAGACATGCTGCTGAGATCCCACCAGTAATTGCAGCCCAACTGAGTAGAGATGGGATTCTGCATGATAAAAAACGATTACTCCAATGGCTAGACAGACCGGAAAACAAGTTATTTAAAACAGTAGAAGGGAGACTGTCATAGATGGCTATTTCAACAAAAGGTGAACTTAAAACTGCAGCAGCAAATTGGCTAAATCGGTCAGACCTGACAGACAGACTGGATGAGTTTATCGAATTAGCTGAAGCATCTTTAAATAGGAATCTGAGGACCAGAGATATGCTGGTGCGAACAACAACAACTGCATCGGCTCAGTACATTGGTCTGCCATCAGATTTTCTGGAAATGCAGAATATCGAATTGACTTCAACCAGTCCCCCTAAAAGATTAATATATGCAACATCAGATAGATCAGATGATATAAGATGGCAGAAAGATAATACTACTGGTATCCCAATTTATTATACGATTGAGGGTGATGCGATCCAATTGATGCCTACACCTGATGCCGATTATACATTGCAAATAAACTATTATAAAACTCTACCTGCAATGTCTGACTCTGGTGATAACTGGTTATTAGTTTCCCACCCTGATATTTATCTTTATTCAGTTTTAATGCAAGCCAGTCCATATTTAATGGACCCAGAATCGGCCCAGGTGTGGGATGGGTTATTAGCAAGAGCTATGCAGGAATTACAGATGAGTGATGAGGCAAGTAAATATGCAGGTGGTACATTAAATATGAAACCTAAATATATTTATACATGAATGAAATCTGGTACCCGGAAACATCAGCAGGAAGGATTTTGTATGGTCTGGATGATTCACTGTATGGCATGGGTTATTATGGGTCTTTAGACTGGAACGATACTTCATTAGGTACCCAAACATATGCAACTAAATCGAATACATCTGTTAGTTACACAAATGGGACCAGTACCTCAGTAACTTATACAAATCAAACATTAGGAACACAAACCTGGATATAGTATGGCAAATACATTTACTGATAACTATAACTTAGTAAAAAGTGAAGTTGGGGGAGATAACCAATCATGGGGGAGTAATCTCCACGCAACTCTAGGACTGATTGATACAGGTCTAGTAAAAGGAGTTGAGGATCAGATAATGTCTGGGATCACCTCAACTGCAATTGATCTAGCTGCATCCGGTTCAAATGGTATTATTTCCACTTCATCAAATTTAAAATATTTTGAGAATGTTCAGGTTGGGGACAAGATTAGAGTCTCTGGATCTGCAGTTGATCCAGGTGCTGCAACAAATGGATCTGCTGCTGCCCCAGTTATACATAAAGTTATTGCCAAAACCTCTGCTGATTCTATTACAGTCGAAACCCAACTAGTTAATGACAGCACTTCTACTATTACAGTTGCAAAAGTCCTGGAACCAGTCCATATCAATTCCGGCCCGATTGTTTGTGCTCCACTTACATCATTAAGTAATACAACCAGAACAGCAGGAGGAGTTGGGCAAGCTGGAGCAGATGAGACTAAAGCTCTGGTGGCAAATGGAGATGTTAATCTTGCTGCAAATGTAATTTTGGGTGCATCTGGTTCTAATACAATTGAACCAAAAGGAACAATAAAAGCTGATTTAATCCCAGAAACAGATGGGACATATGATTTAGGATCTTCCACAAAAGAATGGCAGGATCTTCATATAGATGGAACAGCAAATATCGATTCACTTGTTGCAGATACTGCTGATATTAATGGAGGAACAGTTGATGGTATTTCTTCACTATCTGTTTCTGCAGCCACCATTTCAATGTCAGGTTATACAATTGGGTCAAATGCAAAAAACAATCGGACTGTTGGTACAGGTGATCCAAGTGGGGGCAGTGATGGGGACATTCATTACAAGTATTAAATTATGTCATTACATATAAAAGATGGTGGTAGTTGGAGGAGTGTTGACCAGCCTTTTGTTAATGTTGGAGGAACTTGGAAAACTGTCAGGGAAGTTCATACCAAACATGGAGGAACCTGGAGAAATATCCACACAACTCCATACACTGAATATACTTTAAATCCGTCTGGTGCCCCATTTACACTTGTGAATCTAAATTATGGTGATACTGGTTCTTTTACTGTTCCTACAGGACAGGGTATAGCTTATATTTGGGTTCTTGCTTCAGGCCAGGGAGGTGGCGGTGGAGGAGGGGCATATGCAACAGAAGAGCATTTTACTTGTTCAGGTTCTGCTTTTAGTGGTACAAAAACCGGTCCTGAAACTGCTAATGGTGGAGCAGGAGGAGTAGGTGGAAGTGTCACATGTATTCATCCGGTTAATGATGGAGATTATGTTAGTTGGTCAACATTTGGAGAAAATGCAGAACAAAACGGACAAGGCGGATCAAATGTTGCTGTGAATACACCACTTGTCTATACTCAAATGAGTTCAACTGGAACATATACAGGAGGAACTGGTGAAAATGGGTTTACGACATTATGCAATATCAGAGACTCTAATGGCTTTTCAAAAGCACAATTATGGGTAGGAGGTGGTAGAGGTGGGACCGGTGGTACACTAAATTATACCCAAAAATGTTTAAATCCCGGTGGTTATTTTGGAGGAGCAACTATCTCAGCTTCAAATGGGTCAACAGGTGCTACTGGGCAAGCATCAAATCAAGTTGTAGCTTCAAATGCAGTCAGTTTAACGGAGGGGGTAAGTAGTTTGTCAGCAGGTGCTGCAGGACTTGGAAATGATTCAGGTACAGGGAGAGTATATATACGATTATATTACCCAGATAAATATTAATGGCGAATCCAACCACAAATCTTTCAATTACATTACCGGTTCCCGGTTCAGAAGGATCTCGTGGTTCCTGGGGTGGTACCCTGAACGATGCAGTACAATCACTTGATACTGCCATTGAAGAAAGAGGTGTGCCAGCAGGTGGAACTGATGACCAAGTTTTAACCAAAAATGGAACTACAGATTATGCAACTGAATGGGCAACCAGGTTAAGTTCAGTTGGGGTAGTAGGAACAGATGGGATTGAAGTTGATTCAGGATCTCCAGTCACAACAGCAGGGTCAATTACACTTGGAATTAATAAGACTGCTCTACTCTCATTCTTGAATGCAGAAGATGCTGCAACTGCAGATCAGACTGCAAGTGAAATTAAGACCCTTTACGAATCAAATTCAGATACTAATGCACTTACTGATACCCTTAAAACTAAGCTAGATGGAATTGAAGCTAGTGCCGATGTCACTGATGCAACCAATGTTAATGCAGCAGGTGGTCTCATGCACACTGACATTCCAGATTCTGACACCGGATTAGTTAAAAGAACTGGATCAGAGACATATGACATTGACACTTCAACATACTTAACTGCTAACCAGACAATTACAGCATCTGGTGATGCAACTGGATCTGGTACTACAGCACTTGCATTAACATTAGCATCTTCAGGAGTATCTGCAGGTTCATATGGATCTGCATCTGCAATTCCAGTTATTACATTTGATGCAAAAGGTAGGGCAACATCTGCATCAACAGCAGCATTTACAGGAGCAACTGAGGCCGATGTAGTTGCTCTTTCAATTGCATTAGGGTGATATGGCAAATACATTTAGAATGACAAATGAGACTAATGTCTCAACAACAATAGAAACACTGTACACTGTCCCTAGTTCGACTACTACGATCATCTTAGGAATTATGATGAGTAACACTGGTACAGGGAGTGTTAAAGGGTCAGTACAATTAGTATCAACAACAGCAACATCAGTAAATGGTGGAGGTTCAAATGCAAATGAATCAACATATTTAATTAAAGATGCACCAATTTCTAATGCAAGTTCCCTGGAAATAATGTCCGGGAACAAAATAGTAATGCAGACAGGAGACATACTAAAAGCTAAATCTGATGCAACTGGTCTGGATATTATAATCAGTTATATGGAGATTACATAATGCCATACTTAGGAAAACAAGCAGAAGAAGGTGGAGCTTTAATAAGGAGTCATGAGTTCCTCCAGGGGACTGACACTTCAACTGGGACCTCTGCTTTTACAGTAGCCTCAACCGGAGGTGACTATGTGAGAGTATTTTTAAATGGTGTGCTTCTGCAGGAAGGTGCTTCAAATGACTACACCAAGACCACCTCAGCAGTTACGATTACTGGGACTGCCCCTGCAGATGGAGATATTCTAAAAATTGATATTTATGAAAGTATAACTATCTGGGATACAGTTAGTGCTTCTAATGGAGGAACCTTTAGTGCTGGAATAACAGGAACAACAGTTGATGCAACTACAGACTTTACTGTAGGTGGAACAGTTATAACAGATAACACAATCACAGACGATGGCACATTAGTTATTGCATCTACTACTGCAACATCATTTTCAGATGGAAATATTACTAACGTAGGTTCAATAGCACTAGACTCAATCGTTGCAGATGGAACAAGTATTACTCT